GTGGCCGTGCCACTCTTGAAACCCCCAGCTTCGCTTTCGCTGGCAGGGGGTGAGGTGTCGCCCGGAAGGGCTTCGGATCAGGCGGGGTGGTTCCATTGCAACCAGAATTGAACAAGCCACTTCTTGACCATGATCCGGTGCGCGTCCCGGTGCTTTCGCATCTTGGTCCAGTCGGGGCGATTGATTTCGGTGAACGCGCGGCGTTCGTTGTACCACTCACGCCGGGGTGATTTCGTCTTGATGAACGAGTCACCGATTAGGTATGCCACGCTTCGACGGCGAGGGCAGTATCCGGCCAGCGGGTTCTTCATCGCGGAACCGATCGGGCTGTGCTTTGATTCCTCGCCCGCGTTCGTGACAGCCAAGCCCATCCGCTTCCAGACCTTCGCCGGGTTGGAGTAGTTGCCGGGGTTGCCAAGCTCGCCAACGAGAGAGGCGACGGTCAACTCTGCGATACCACGCTCCGACTTGCACCAATTCCAGACGGGCAGGTTGCGAACCTCGGTCTTCAATATTCCTTCGACTCGCTTCATTTCGTCGTTGATCGGGGCGATTGAACGGGAAAAGACGGTCAGGAACGAGAGCAGGATCGCGGGCGCTTCAATCGCTTTTCCCGCCATCGCACGGTCCACAAGATCGCTGGCCGACTTCTTGATTGAGTCGGTCGTCTTGTCTCCCTTCTTCCAGCCGAGCGCGGATCGGGCGTAAGCCTTCGCCGAAAGTGTCGTGCGGCGGCGCTGTTCCAGCAGGTATCCACGCTGCTTGGAAAGGGCGCGGATGTGAGTCAGTGCCGACGAATCAGCTCTGCGGTGGGTTTCACATGGTGCATGGATTCGTTCGGCATTGGTCGAAGTCTCCGCGACAGGAGCTGCTTGGGTTCCATTCCTGAATAGGTCGCGGGAGACTTTGGATTGGGGCGCGGCGGCATTCCTGAGCTGGGTATCAGCAGGGGGGAGGCCGCTCGCGCCTTTGGTTCGGTCCGCGCCGTCATCAAATGTATGGGCATCGGGGGGGCTATGGACGGTCGCGGACTTGTTCGATGGGGAGGGGCCTTTCGATGCTCCGGACTTCACGATACGAATGCGCGCCCTCCCCGTTTTCATCTTGGTAATCACGCCTTCACCGCCTTCTCTGCGGCACGTTCGGCGTCCCGGTGAATCTTCACGGCCTGCTCGTCGTTCAACACGGCGCGGACCTTCGTGGAGTCGTCCTTCAACATCGCAACGATGCGATCAAAGAACCATCGCTTCGTTCTCAGGCCCGTTTCCTGATTGCGAGCGATCGCCGATGCGTACACCAAATCCTGCCTGGTGCAATCGCCAAGCGCCTTCGCGCCCACGGTGTACTCGTCCAGCATCGAACGCACCACCCGTTCCTCTGCGGCGTTCGCGCTCTCGGGCGTAAGCCACGACGCGCGGATCGTCGCGTCTCGGTTCTGATGCCGACGACGGTGAACCATTTCCGCAACCGCGATGCGAGCGGTTTCGTTGTTCCACGCCTCCTGTTCGGGTGGCGAATTGCGCAGGCGGTCGATAATCCGCTTCACGGCCTTCTCGGGATCATGGCACTTCTCCACAACCTGCGCCACGATTTCACCTACCGAGATGTCCATTGTGTCAATAGCCATTCGAGTCCTTTCGTTTGCTGAAACTCCGGTGTCCGCTGTCGCGTGCGCCGGGATGTGTGCGTCGATCGACCCTGATCCGTTTCCGGAACGCGCCCAAGTCGAAACCGCAATCCGGGCGGGCCTCTGTCGAAGCCCTGAAACCCGGCAACTAGGAAACGATGCTCTGTGAATCCCCCGCATTGATTTCCGTCAGTGCGGGAGTTGAGGAGGAGAGAGAAGCCGACGCGCCGCGTTTGGTCGGTCGCGCCGGCCGCTGAGGGATCAGAAAGGAATCTCGTCTGCACTGATCGGTCCGGCCTCAACGGGTCGGAACTCGGGGCGAACGTCTCCGGGCGTTGGTTCGTCAATCGCCGCGGGGAGAGCACGCGAATCCGGAGCGGGATCTGATCCCGCATTCCTCCCCGCAATGTTCTCGGCAAGGCTCGTACGCTTGGGCGTGAGCACTTCCGTACCGTCCGCGGCCGTCACCGTGTCTTTGTCATACGAGAGAGCCTTGGATAGCAGCGGAGTCGTCGGCAGGTATTTGCAGAGCCTCCGGAGTGGCGTCTTGCGGGCCATCTCGCCGTAGTGGTCCCTCCAGACGTTTTTGCTGTTGGACTTCGCCGCGATCGTGTCAATCTCGGCCTTGCTCATCACTTCGAAGACGATCTCGCCGTTTGAGAGTGTCGCCACGCAATAGGCACCGATGACGGCGCCGCGTTTGTCGAACGTCGCCGGGACGTGGTGAATCTTCGGATCGGTGCCGCGTTGATAGGTGAAGTCGTCACCAAGGTAGACGAGCACCGATTCCATTCGCTTGACGACGCCGGAGCGGAATGCGATTTCCTTCAGCCCTTTGTAGCCGATGATGAGAGTCGCCTTCTGGCCGTATGGGATGATGTACGCATGGCCGAGTGATGGCGTCAGATCAAGGTCAAGTTCGGCGACCCCCTTCAGGGCAAGCCAGAGAGAAGACGCGGAGCACGCGGCAAGGTTCGGGCTTGCTACCGCCAGTGTCGCCGCCTGCGCCTTGAAACGCTCGGCCTTGACGGGATCGCCCATGAACACCTGCACGAGCTCGTTCGTGCGGGGCTCTATGACGGCCGTAATCGGGTTGCGGTTCTCTGGCTGTTTCGTAATCTCACCCATTGATTCCCTCGCTTTCGATCTGTCGATAAGCCCATGCGGGCAGCACAAGCGCCTGCTCGGGCTCATATCCGGGCCACTGATTCGTTTTGACGGCGTGCGTGTATTGGGCGAGCTTGGCGTTTACCGCCGACTCACCAACCGCCATCGTTCCGTCGTCGATGCTGTACGTCGTAAGGCAATGCGGGGGCGTCGTTTCAATCGCCACGATGTAGGGAACGAACGCACGTCCGGGGAAGATTGCCCGGATCGCCCTGCGGTAGAACGCCTGCTGGAAGACATAGCCGTATTTGTGGGCGTCCCGGCCGAAAGGTTCTGAATCGGCGTTCTCCGTTGTCTTGATGTCGGCCGCGATGATCTTGGATGCACCGACGATGAGCAGATCGAACCTCCCCTTGCAGAGCACGCCACACTCGAGATCGTGCCACACGGCCGAGACTTCAACGGCACCGCCGGACTTCTGGAGCATCTGCACGGTGGCATTCTGATTGGCGATCGTCGCCATGCTTTCGATGTCGTCGGCTTCGGCTTTGCTGATGAGCGTCTTGCCGGGCTCGGTGTCGGACCACTCGTCCCACTTGATTGTGCCGCGTCCGAAACTCTCTCCGGTCTTTGGATTCGCAGGGCAGATCGCAACGCGATCGGCGAACGATTTAGGCTCCAAGAGCAGCGTGTGAAACGCGGTCCCTTTGGACTGCGCCGGGCCTGCGGGCTCCGGCACCGCGTCCAACCGATGCCGAAGGTGTGCCATCGTCCGAGCACTCTTCAGGTCGGATTGGGAGAGGGCATCCCATCGGATGTAATCATCGAAGGGGATTCCGTAATGGAGCCCGATCGACGGAGGGACGATTCGCGTGCGGGGCTTTGATTCGGTTGCGATCATTACCGAAACTCCAATCTGCCGCCGCACATAGCAGCCTTGCGCATCGCCACCACCAACTCTTCCGCGATTTGGCGGTAAAACTCAGTCACCGGCCACTTCGCAGCCACGTCCTCAAGTGCTGGATAAACGATCGCACATTGCTCGGCGTCCAATTGGCCGTCACAATCGGAGTGATTCATCAGCGGAAATAGACCGTCCGGAATCTTCGCCCACGGCCCTTCCGTTGGTTTCTTTGCTGACAGACTGATTTTGTTCTCGTGGTAAAGTTCTTCCGTCGTCGTCCCAAACTCGCCGGCGATGCGATTGCGGAAGTCGTTGAACCCTCCGTATGACATGCTCGCGTTGACCCGCTCCGGCAACATCAATCTGAAATCAATTCCCATCGCGCACCTTCCTTCCGTCGAACAGACCGCAGAGCACCGCAAGGATCAGGATTCCACAAGCCCCGCCGAACATGACCGCGGCGTAGATGTTGAGAAGCATCACCGACCCGCCTTTCTGATCGCGGCTTCTATGAGTGAGCGATTGCCCGTCTTGCACGCACGGAGAAGATCAGGAGCCGCCGAACAAAGACGGGCGTTCGCGGCGTTCTCTTCGCTCGGACCTGGACGGGTCCGGCAATCCGCAATCACGCGGGGTCCGCAGCGGACGATGCCGGGGTCGTCTTGATCGACTTCCCACGCTCCGGGCGTGCTCCGGTGCTTCGCCATTCCGACGGCCGCACCGAGAGCGGACAAGAGAGAGCGGACACTGATTCGGCCGGCTGAGTCGGTCAATTGCCACCGCCGATCGGTTCAAGCTTCGCAATCTCGCTGGCCACGGACTCGATCGCCTGTGCGTAGCGGAGTTCGTAATCGCTTGCCTGTCCGAACGCTTTGACGTGCGCCGCGTCTTCAACCATGCTCGCGCACTTCTCAACTTCGCGGCGGGCCTTGTCGATTGCCTCTTTGGTGAACGGGCCGACCTTCCGCATCCACTGGAGCAGGCAGCGGCAGAAATACTCGGACTCTTCGCCAGAATCCGCGGTATTGTCGCGCAGCTGCGCGATCGCGGAGTTGAACATCATGTCTTCGGCGTCTTCGTCCTGAATGACGATGCCGTCAGTGCAGACGTTCCGGGCCGGACACATCACGGCCAGCGGGCGGAACGCTTCGACGCACGCCGTAGCCATTTCGTTGGCTCGGGCATCTGCCTTCGCTTTGCAATCGACGCAAATCGGTATCGGGTGGCCGGAGTGCATCTTGCCCTGCTCGGCAAGGTGGCCGCATTCCTTACAGGTGATGATCTTCGCGGCGTGGCGTGCGCCGTTGCCGAGTTCCTGATCCTGATCGTTGCGGAGTTCCGCAGCCTGCGCCGCGTTCGTCGGCACCGGCGAGCCGGTTTCGATCGCACGGGACAGGGCCAAGTTTCCGACGCTGTTTGACTGGGTAAGATTGACGGACATTGGGGTTAGCTCCCGGTGTTGCGCGGCTCGGTGGTGACACACCGGGCCGCATCTTTTCAGGCGGACACTTTCAAGCGACGATCAACACGGCCTCCGCTCTTGGCGAGATCCGACGCGACGGGCAGCCACATAAGCATCAACGTCCGAAGGCGGAATCAGATATGCTCTACCGATTCGTGACGCGTTCGGGAATTGGCCTTCTCGGGACCAGCGGCGGACGGTGAGATGGGAAACCCCAAGCCTCTTCGCTACGTCTCGGGTATTCAAATATCTGGCCTGTTCCATTGGTGCGTCTCGGTTCGTGTTGGTGCGTAAATGTACGCTCTACATCGTAACCAGTCAATGCACCAATGAACAAAATTACGCACTTTTTCGTAACTATCGCATTCGCAAAGCCTTATAACAGACCCATGCGTTACGTATTGTCGCGTGAGCGACGATCGGTCAGGCGGTCAAGTGGCTCCGGTCCGGGCTTGGGCCTACCGCATCGCCGCCGGAACGGGCGAGCTTCGATCTGAAGTCCAAGCCGCCGACGGTAACGGTTGAATCAGGGTATTCCAAACGACGCCGTAAGGTTCTGCAATTCCACGCACTACAGACGGACTCCCGTTTGGTCTATCGCCGGGTCTAGCCTCTACTCTATATGCGATTCACCGTCGCCGCCCGCTGCCGCCCGCCCGCTTCCCCCGGAATGACGCCGGCCCCGTCGGGGTCCGGTCATCAGAGATGTCCTTGTAGAAGTCCTGCCATGCCGTCCGGAGTGCGTCGGTCTGATCGTCATAGCTGAACCAGTGGTATCGCGTCACGCCCTTGGGTGCGAGGAATTTCCACAGGGCCTTCGCCCAAGCCCAGTCGCCGAAGTCCGCCGTCGGCTCCCCGATGTTCTTGACGCGGAATGTCGCCCTGATCGGCACGTCCGGGGCGCAGAACGAAAGCCGCCGCGCCGCTTCCGCCAATCCAGCGGCGATGTCAAAACTCCCGGCCGTTCCCTGCGAGATTCGACAATCGAGCACCTGCTCATCCCAAAGGAAGTTGGAATAGCGGTAGGTCCAGTTCTCGCTGAAATCGTTCGGCCCCTTGATCGCCTGATAGTTCAACGCTTTCAGCTTGTACCCGGCCTTCGCTTCCCACACGTCGAGGAATGACCGCTTGATCGCGTACCACAGGATTTCCTGCCCGAAAGCGTTCAGTTCGTAGCGGAGAGCCGTCGAAAGCGTGCTCGGCAGCGGAAGTGACCCCGTAATGAGCCCGTCCGCAATCCACTGATTCCATCGGTCCTTAAACGTCTTCGGGATGTACTGGCCATTGGAATACTCGGCCCAGATCGGTTCGGACGCGAAGCGGGGCAGATCCCCGGTGTCGCTCGCGTTGCGGACCATGTTCTTTATGTTGACTCGGTAGACCACGCCGGGGATGCTCTGCCCGAGCAGGTGCGTCGGATCGGCCGGGCTGTAATCGACGAATGACGCCTTGTTTGCATCGTTCACGCTTGAAACAAAGTGGAAGTGCCGATCGCGCAAATAGCCTTCGTTGTCGTCAAAGAAGAATTCCGGCAGCAGCAGCTTGCAAGGACCCGACGAATGCCGCGTGAAGTTCTCGCATTCCGCGAGCAGCTTGTCAATGAACCACCCCGCCCACTGAGCCGCCTTCGCTACGCCTGTCGCGTTGTACGGCGAGAACCGCGTCCATGAGACGTTGTTCAGGACCATCAGTGATTGCGAGGAATCGCCGCAGTTGGTTTCAATCAGGGCCGGCGCCGTTCCGCTGTACGCATCGGACGGGTGGAATTGATGCGGGCAAGGGTCGATGTCCGTCGCGTGTTCCTGCAGCCCGAAGTGTTTGATATAGAGGCATCCCGACCTGGAGCCCGCCGCGTACTCACCGGACCCGCGGATCATCCCCCGGAAGTGCATATTGATGGCGCACGCGATCGCGGTCATTTCCGCATTGGTCTGGTAGTCGGCCGCGTTCGGAGTTCCGCCCGGACCCGTTGCAGACCCCGGAAGCCCCGCGTAGGTGGGGGTGGTGTAGCCTTCGGAGTTCGGTTGCCCGCGTCCACCCGCCACAGAATCGAAGGTGTAGAGCAGATCCCCCGTGGTCTGGCAGAACACGGTTGGGTCTTTGAGCATCGGATGGTTGAGCCTGAACGCGTCGAACATATACAGGTGCGGCTCGGTGTTGCTCGGAAGTCGGCGGGGTACTGCGGTCATGGCTTCTTTCCTTTGATCGCCGCTTTCGGAACAATCTCAACGCGGCCTCCCTTGAATTTGAATGCGTGCAGTTCGTCTATCGTGAATCCCATGCGGGTGAGAACGTCTTGCTGCTTGGCCGTGCGCCGTGCTTCTCGGCCCCGGAGCCCGGTCTTCGTGTAGTTCTCGGCCATCAACTCGAGCACGATCGCCCGGAAGTTCTTTTTGATCCGGTGTCGGTCGATATTTCCGATGCGGTCGAGGTCCGAAACGATGATGACATACGGCGATTTGGCCTTCCCGTTCGTCACCGAGTACCCGAAGGAATGACCGGCCCGTCGCATGCGTGCAATGAACGCCTTGACGCCGTTTGTGTTCACCACTTCCCCCGCGGGCATCGCTCGGACGCAACAACCGTCTTTCCAGCCGGTTCGTACTCGCGTCCGTGAACGGTGATTGTCACCTTGGCACCCTGATCGGCCTCGGCCATGACAAGGCATCCGCAGGACTTCCCTTCCTCGGCAATGAACGGTTCGCCGCACCAGCTTGTTCTCGGTCCACCGAAGAGGGCTGTCCACGTTTCCCGCTTCACCTTCCGAGAGTCGCAGTTCGCACATTGGACGATCCTTTCGCTCATCTGATCGCACGATGCGATGTCGCCCGACGCGATCGCCGCGATGTACTTCGCCGCTCCGGTCATGGCATGCCACCAACGCATCAGTCCATCGCATCCTCTCTCGCTTGATCGGTTCCGCAGTCGGAACAGACTGTCGCGCCTGCGGGCCGTAAGCCACCGCCTCCGGCACCGCCACCCGTTCCCCCATCGCAACCGCCCACTCCCCGCACGATCTGAACCGTCCCGCTCCCGGTGTACGTCACCGCTACCGGGTTAAATGCTCCCTCCTTCACCGTCATCGTGTACGAATAGCTGAATCCGATCATGCACGATCCGTTCAGGATCGGCGTTGCCGAGATTGTCCCGCTGACGGAACCTGCGGAATAGTCGATCGTCGTTCCCGCCCGCGTGCTCCCGTCCGCGTCCACTTCGATGACCAGGCCGAGCGAAGTCTGCTGGCGTGGCACTCCAAAGCTGTCGATGTACGTCGGTGCTTCGTGGAGGATGTAGACCGCACCATCAGAGACGGCCGACGCCGCAGGGTTGGCAACGGTGTATCCCGAGAATGCGTAGGGAGTGACCGCCGGCGGGGTTGCGCCCGTCGCCTGATTTATTCCGATTGTCGCCCGCGTATAGACGTGCGTTGTCCCGGTGCCGAGCGTTCCACTCGTGTACGCCGGGCTCGCGCTCATCGTTCCCGCGCCGCCCGGAGTTGACGTGTCGCCCGCGTAGTTAGTGGAAACGTCCACGATGACTTCCTCCACCGACTTACACCGCTGATTCGCGGGCGTGGTGGTGTAGCTTCTCGTGTCCGTGTTCGTTGAACTGATCGAGTAGTTGTCAGTCTGGACCGGAGCGGTTCCCCATCCGGCCGTGTACGTCGGGACGTTGCAATCGCCCGCGTGCGTGGCGTCAATTTCAATGTCCAGATTCCCGCCGACGATGTAGAGCCCGCAGAGATACCCAAGCCCAAGATCGCAGCAATGGTCCGGGGGCGTCACCGATCCGCAGCAACAGTCCGCGAGCCCCGACGCATCGAGCAGCATCGTCTGTCCGGTGGTGTTCAATACCACCTTGCCATCGACATCCAAGAGGATCTGACCCTGCGAGCCCAATCAGCACGCTCCCGGATCGAATGTCTCTTGAACGAAGAGAATGCGTTCCTTCCAGAGATTGTCGGCGGGGTCCGGGTACCACCCGATCAGGCAGAGCGAATCCGCCGCCGCAGGGATAAGCCGAGCCGTCGAAGGAAACGAACGAAAGAGCGGGGTCTGCGCCGTGGTGATTCGGATTGACCCGTCGAGTGCCTCGGCTTTGTACGTCACTCCTGACGCGAGGGCCGACGACGTTGAAGAGCGGTAGGTCAGTTTGCCCCAGACCACGAATTGAGCGCCGGGGGGAACGCCGATCGCGCTGACCGCTCCGATCATCCCGACGATGCCCGGCTTTGGCATCACGCCGATGGCGCCCGCGACAGATTCGAGCACGTCCGCCCGATCGTTGAAGTCTGAAGCGCTCAGATCAAAGAGCGTGTCCTGCTGGCTGTATCGCTTGAATGGCATCGGCGTTGGCTCATTTCTGGAAGATGCCGTTCAGGTCCACAGGATCGCCGTAAGGCTTGAACAGGCCGCCGCCGCTGATAATCGTGATCGTGTCCGGCAGTCCGGTTTCGGGGTTGATGAATTGGCTCCACGGCATCGCCGGACGCACGGCGAATTTGTGCGTGTAATCCCAGACGATGAGCGTCGTCGGCGGACGGCTGCTGATCGCCGGAAGCGGCACCGCCGGAACAACCAGCTTCTTCTGCGAGAAGTCCGCCCCGAGATAGAGCACGGTTTCGTTCGCGGCCCCGAAGAATGGGACGCTGTTGATCTTGCCCGCGTAGGCGTCGAACGCACTTGGGGCTTTGTCCGAGTTCGTCACCGGAACACTGATCTCTCGGTGAAGCACCGTCGCCGTCGGCGCGATGTCTTGCGGAACAGGCTTCCCGTTCGAAGTGAATTGCAGGGACCGCTTCGACATATTGAACACGGTCGCGCCGAAGTTACCGCTTGCGATCGCGGTTTCCGTCGGGCTCGTGACAGGATCGGGATTGGTCTGACCGCTCACCCCGTCAAACGAGTTTGAGTATTGCGCCGTGATCTTCGCCCAGGTATACGCGATCTGATCCCGCGCCGTCCCCGTCACCGTGCCGCCGTACTCAATATCCGCCGTTCGGCAGGTGGTGTCGGGTCGGCCCGGCCACTGATCCGCCGACGCCCAGAAGATGCCAGCTCCCGTTGCGATCGGATACCCGAGAAGGGCGTGCTCCAAGAGCATCGCGTATTCGGCGCGAACCTGAAATATCCTTTCGCCCGTGAAGACGCCACGATCCCGCTTTCCGCTGCGGGAGCCCTTGAGTTCCGATAGGCCGATCTGCTGGAAGTTGGCAATGTCTGAAAGCATGTTTAGGGTGCAAGGTTGAAGGACACTACCCGCTTGTCCGAATCCTCCGCGAGTTTCTGCAGGTACTCAACGGCCGTGCTCAATCGCTCAAGGCTCTGGCGGGCAACGTCCATTTGCTCCCGCTTGTAGTCATCACTGATCGCGGTCTGCGCCGTGCTCCAGTACGAACCGACATCCGACATCGCTGGCATCGTGTTCCGGGCAAGCTGAGCGATCTCGTCTTGTTTGTCCGTCAGTGCCGAATACGCCTCCGCGAACGCGGCCCAATTCTTCTGCTGTGCGCCTTTGTCGATCATCCTCATCGTGTCGGGAGTCAGGAACATCCCGCCCGCGAAGACGCCCGCGGCCCCGTGGACACCAACGCCGGCAACCCCCTTGGCCGTGTCCGCCGTGTGGCGCTCGATCGCAGAAAGTTTGTCTACAACCGTGTTCGAATTGGACGCGAGATTCGCCGCGTATCCGCTCGTGGCTCCCGCGTTGTGCATTCCTCCCAGAGCATCCCCGACGATGCCAAGGTCGATGCCGTTCTGCTTCCCGAACGATCGGCCCGCCCGAGAGATCGAACCGAGAACCCCCATCACGCCGATCGAGTCAAGGAAGCCGATTGTCTTGCTTGATTCGCCCTGAGCGTTCGGAGCACCGAGCCGCGTGGTAAGTTTGTCCAGCCAAGAAATGAAGTCCGGAAGTTTGTCGATGACCGCCGCAATCCCATCGCCGATCGCCACGAAATAAGACTTCACGGCATCATCATTGGAACTGATCCGCTCAAGGAAGTCCGCGAGTGACTTCATGATCGGCTCTGCGCCCGATCGCCAAGCCGCGTTCAGCTTCTCTGACCGGATATGCAGTTCGTCAATGAATTTGTCTGCCTTGTCCGCCATCCCCTGAGTGACCGTCGCCCCGGCGCCGCGAGCCGTTCCGAGAGCACCAAGATATTCGGAGCCCGTTCCGAACCGCATCACCTCAAAGCCCGACCGTCCGAAGATGTTCATTGCCGCCGCATGCGCCGACGCCGCGGGCATCTGGTGGAGCTTGTCCAGGATCGTCGCCATTAGATCGGCGGCAGGCTGTCCCGAATTGCTGAAGGTTTCCGCGTCGATACCAAGCTGTGCGAACGTGGCAGAGAGTTCCTTGTTCCCGGCCGCGGCAAGCCCGATGTTCTTTGTCAAGAAGTTCAGCATCCCGGAAACATTGTCGATGCCGCTGAGCTTTCCCGCAAACTCGATCTCCGAAAGCTGTTCAATCGGGGTCCGCGTTTCCCGCGCCCGGTCCCGAAGATGATCGAGCCCTTCGGCGATCCCGTGAATCTTCTCCACGAAGCCGCGAATCGCCTCTCCGACGACGCCGCCCGCCATGACCGCAACGAACGTGCTCTGCCACCCGTGCAAACGGTGATTCAGGGCCTCGAGGCCGGCGGCAACGCCGGTGTCCTTGAATCCCACTTCCGCATATGCACTGGCAACCGATCCGCTCACTTCGATCCTCCGATCATTCCAAGCAGGTATCGCATGCTGACTTCCTGCCGCGGCCCATCCTCTTCCCCATCACCGAGCAGCGTTCTCACTTGAACGATGGTCATTCGGCCAATTTCAATTGGGGTGTACCCGAACCTTGTGGCGAGGGCGACGAAGATCCGTCCCCAGTCGGTGGGGCTTCGACCTGCGCCGCCTTCTGAGGGTCCGCGAGGGACACCCCATTCGCCCTCAGCATCAGCCGCACATACGGCGTGAAGTCTTCATTCGGCGGGAACAACGATGCGAATTGGTCTTCGGTGACGCCCTGCTCGGTGGCCGAGTCGATGACTGAATACCAGAGTTGCTTCAGAAGCCCGCGCCGGCTCCGCATCAGGACGCCCGAGAGTTGCCCGCCCTCACCCCAATCGGGCGACGACGACTGCTCGAGCCCCTTCAGGAGCTCGGCCCGCTTCAGTTTGTCCGTTTCATCACCGAAGACATCGCGGCACGATTCGATCCGCTGCATCGTGTCCCGCGCCTGCCTGATCGGTTCGTTTCGGCACCATGCGAGCAGTTCGCCCGCAACGTGCTCAAGCCGCATCGGAGCGAAGCGAAAGGTCCGCTCGCCGATCTTGCATTCGATACCGCCGTTGAAGAATCCTTCCGCCATGACCGCTCCATTCCCCCCGTCTTATTCGGCGGGCGAGCGTCAGAACGTCGTCACAGGCCCGCTTGCAGTTCCGTTGATCGTCCAGCCGACGTTCGATCCACCCTGCGGATCTCCGCTGAGACTGGCTTCCATGATCGCCAAGCCGGTGACTCCGGTTGAATCGGCGAAATACAGCTTGAACGAAACGAGCTCGTTATCGGGATCGCCGGGAATCGTGATCGCGGCCGTGTCCGAGAGCACCCGCTGGGGCGCGTCTTTCTTAACCTGGCCCTCGATCGTGAAGGTCAATCCGCGATTTCCGACGGTGAATTCGAGCCAACCTCCGGACGTGGAGCCGGTGGCGTCATTCTTCTGCTTGGAGAAGTTCGCCGTCCCCTTGGTGATGGCGATTTCGGAGCCGTTGATTTCGGCTTTGACGATCTGCTTTGAGGAAACGCTCTTGCTGGCTGCCATCGAAGGTCACTCCGCGCCGTCGCCGGCGGTTTCAATCGCTTACGGCTTATTCGTAGAAGATGACGAGTTCGTAGTCGATGTTTCCGCCCGATGCGGTCAGGCGCAGGATGTCCGCTGTTCCCGCCGTCACAGCATGCCCGTCCAGCGGATTGTTCAGAAGGGCCATGCCCTTTGGTCCGATCTTCAAGCTTGGCGTGGTGCCGCCGAGAATCGTGCTCACCGGGTTTGTCGCCGACCCGCCCATGAGCAGGTTGTAGCCCGTGGTGGTTGCTTTGTTGCGAATCAGCATGGCCTTGACCTTCGCCATCACCACCGACGCGCCGAATGCGTTGGTGAGAACTCCAGAAAGGTCGATGTCCAGGTTCGATCCCGAAGAGATCGTGCCGCTCGTGGCGTAATACCCGAGAGCCTTGCCGTCGCCGGTGCCATCGGTGTACGAAGTCAGCAGCGTATCGACCGGCTGCCCGGCCACGGCCACAGCAGCGATTCCGCTTCCTCCGGTCAGAGCCCACTTCAAGATCGCCTGTACTGAGCCCGTGAATGCCATCGTGAAAGCCTCCGGTTCGTCCGTTCTAAATTCGGCACCGGAGTTCCGAGCGAATCGGGCTTATCGCGGCCTGTCGCGGTCGAAACGGATGGTCATGTCGATCATCGCGTGGTAAGTCCCGCTCGGATTCCGCATCAGACGCGGGGCGTTCGGCGTGAGAGCGTCCACAAATGCCGGGGCCACAGTCGCCCATCCGTTTGTCACTTCGGCCCAGTCGGTAAATGCGTCCCTGAGCGCCACAGCATCGGCCGCAGATTTCGCGTGGGCGCTGACCTGCCACACCTCATCGGTGACGCGGGTTTGTGAATCGTCCGAAACGCTCCCGCTCGGATTCGACAGAATGATGTATGGAACGGGCGTCCCTTCGGGAACCTCAAAGAAATACAGATCAGCCAAGGAGTTCGGCGCGAGTCCGGGCGGGCCGTCGCCGGCCGCTTTTCGTTGCGTGATTGCCTGAAGGAAGTTCACAGGCGGCTGCTCCCGTTGAGGATTCCGTAGATCGTCGAACGCTCACGGGCAAGGGTGGGGCGCAGCCACGGACGCGCCTTGATATGGCCGTCGTCGGTGCCAAACTCCAGATAGACCATGTAGATCGCGTTCTCGAAAATTCCGATCTGCGCGGACATCTGATTCGGACCCCACCGGATGACGATGTTTCGTTGCCCGAAGCCGGTTTGCTTCATGGGAGGCTCGCCGGGCTTCGACCGGATTTCACCGTCTCGAGCCACGGCCCGCTTGTTCATGGCGTTGCCCGGCCTGCCGACTTCGTTCTTCAGTTGGCCCTGAAGGTGGAATGCCGCCTTGACGACGCGCCGCCGCCCTTCCTGCTGCATCGGAACGAGCAGGGCTCGAGGGTTGAAGCTGACACGCCCGACGCATGTAATCACAGCGGCAGATCCTCCAGATCGACATTCGGGAGAAGATCAATCCGATCCGCGTCCGCCGATGCTTTCCAGCGGTAGAGCTTCCCGCCCACCCGGAACGCCGATCGCGGGCTGAGCACGGGGCGCACGGGCAGATAGAGCCTGAACGTCTGCGCCGCCCGGAGCCGGTCATCCTCAGACTCGATCATCGGAACGTCCAAGGGCTGAAGCTGCGCCGTCCACGATTGGCCCGTCGGCACATACTCCATGATCTCAACGCCCATCGCGTCAAGGCGCCCGCTGAGCATCATCAGTTCAGCCGTAACCGTGGTAGCCCCCGCGATCGCAAGGCTGCGGACCACGCACGCATACCGCGTTCTGATCGTCGCTTCCGTCGCCGCGAGCACGATCAACGCCGAGCCGTCCGCCCTCAAAGCCGTGTCCCCGGGCTTGGGTGGCAGCGGGAACGCCGCGGCCTGCGCGTGAAGCCGCATATCGCCCGCCCGGTACGCGCCCTTGCTCTTCTCAATCTCCCACGTCTTGAGAGCACTAGGGATCGCCTGGCACGTCACAGACCACGCCCCGCCGCGATCGGCAATGGTCACAGTCTCGGCCCCATCCATCAGGCCCAGATCGTCCGCGATCATGTCCGCCAAGGTTGACACGTTCAGCACGGCTCCAGAATGGTCTGATATTCGAACGCCTGTCCGTCGCCGTCACCAAATTGGCGAATCTTCGCCTCGATCTGCGAGAGCGAATCGAGCAGCGTCTTCAGGTAGTCGCCGTGGGCGACTTCCTGGCCGTCGATCTTGTAATTGGGCTTGGGATTCGCCGTCGCGTCCGTAATCGCGGACAGCAGATTGGTGCGGATCGTCTGAAGTTGATCGCCGACAGTGCTCACGCTTCACGCTCCCTGACGGGGCGCGAGTCAGGCGCCGGCGTCTTCGGTGACTTCCTGAACCACAAACTGATGCTCTGACCGGAGAATCCCCATCGCGGCCTTGTACTTTTCCACGGCCTCTTCCTGATTCGCGGCCTTCACTTCCAAAGCCCGGACGTACTTCAGGGACACCGAGAACCGCTTTTCGGCCGCAACCACCGGGGCCTCGGTGTCGATCTTGGGAGGCTGGTTGTTGCCATCGTGAATCATGTCGTCCGATCCGCCCTGATCGCCCGTGTTCTGCTTCGGCTTTGCCATTCGTTCGTTCTCCGAAAATCAAGGGCCGGAGTCTTTCGACCCCGGCCGAGAGGGAATAGAGATTTCAGTTCGTCGAGCGGTACATCGCCCGGGGCTCGCGGACGGCGCAGGCGCCGCGTTCGCTGGCCGCGAACCGCAACTCAACCTCGCGGGTCGGGTCGGGTCCGATCGGACGAACCTGCAAGGCCCAGTTTTCGTGGTAGTGGAACGCACGGCGGGACTCGCCGAGATACCAGTAGTTCGCCGCGTTCGAAGCCGACACGCCCGAATCGACGAGCAGCTTCACGATCCAGGGCGAAGTGAACACGCGGCCGGCATAGTGGCTGTTCGGGTTGGCCGAGCGAACCACGTTCGTCTGGGTGTTCGTCCGCGTCTCGATTTCCGCCGACGCCACGAGGCTCTTGGCGGTGATGTTCTTGGCGCCGGGGACAATGATCGTGTCGGGCATCGACATGATCGGCTTTCCGCTGACGGGGTTGAGGATGTTCTGAAGGGCGATTTCCGCCGTCTCAATCTGGGTTCGGTCAACCAGCACGTTGCTGCTGCTATTCACCCATGCGCCGCTGGTGAGATAGGTGTTGTAGCTGGTGCCGTTTTCCTTGTAGGTGTTCGTGATGCCGAGCACCGCCTGAAGAATCTTGATCTCGCGGAGTTCGCCGACGTACTCGCCGATCATCCCGGCATGCTCAACAACCTTTCCGCTGTCGTCGGCGAGAATCATTTCCTTCGTGACACCGAGCCATGCACCCTTCTTCGTGGTGTCGGGTGTGTCCACATACCGCTCACCGAACCCGACCGAAGGCAACTCTTCGCCTTCGTTGATGTCGGTATTCGTGCCTTCAAAGTCGCCGGGGAAGGCGATTCGGTCATAGCGGTTTCGGCTCGGAACAACGCTCACGAGCTGATCGCCGATGAAGCCGGGACGACGGTAGCCGGACTCCACAGCCGACATGACGATTCCGCCGATCGTGTTGCTGAACGCACGCAGGCTGACGGGATCGCCAGCTTCCGCGAGCGAGACGAACCCGCCGCGGGTCTGCCGCCATTCTCGCACCACGTCTTCGCCAAGGAAACCCTCGGCGAGCGTTAGGATGCTCACGTCCTGCGGCTTGACGGCGCCATCTCTGATCGACTCGCAGAGTTTTTCTGCGACGACCAACGCGCCCTCGGATTCGACCAGACTTCGGATTCGTGCTCTGCTCAACATGACTTCGTGCTCCGGGGCTTGTGGCCCGCTTTGTGCGTTTGTGGATTGCGGCTTAGGTTCGTGCAAGGACGACGCTGAAGATGCGGACCCAGACGTTCGTTCCAACCTGCTTCGTGACACGGCCGATGCCGGCGGCAGAGGTGTTGCCAGCAGTCACGGTGATGACCGAGTTTGACAGGATGTTGTTGCCCGTGTCCTTGTTGAAGCTCACGGGGCCGCCGATGTTCGGCGTGCCGGACGCGATCGGGAATTCAAATTCGCCATCGGTCGCAACCAGGATCTTCTGGCCGGCGATTCCGTTCTCGAGGGCCACGCCAAGGAACAAGGCCTTGGCATCGGTCTGAGTCTGGAGAAGGCTGGCATTCCAAGCCTGACCCGCCGCGGCATACGGATAGCCGGACGAATCCTGAAGGACCAGATCGCCCTTGTTGATCGTCTTGCCGGACTGGATGACGCCGCTGACGACGGCATTCATCGGAAGTGCTCTGTGATTGGCTGCCATGTTTCTGTTCCTTCAAACTGCGGACAAGCCGCGTGCGGGTGTTCGGTGACTCAGAAGCCAAACGCTTTCGCGGCTTCCTTTGCGTCCATTTCCTTGAGGCTCTTGCTGCCGGAGGTGCGGGATTCTGAGACGGTCTGGACCGTGCTCTTGACAACCACCGTCTTAGCGATGGCCTTGCGATCCGCGATCAGGGCGTCGATGGCCGCGCCGTCTTTGGCCTCGGCAAGCTGAGCCTTGAAGGTGTCGGTGACGAGAGCGGCGGGCAACTTGGCCTCGGCCAGCTTGGTGGCAATGAGCGTCTGATGGGCCGCAAGTGCTTCCTTCGCCGTGGCCGCGTCAAGCTTGGCCTTGAGGCTCTTGTTCTCTTCGAGAAGCGCCTTCTGCTGCTCGGATTCGGCGAGTTCGGCCTTGGCCTCTTCGAGAGCCTTGGCGAACAGGTCCGGGCGGGAAGTCTTCAGGTCTTCGATCTTGGCTTCGGCGAGCAGCATTTTCGTGGCTCCGTTGTTGCGTCCGTTGGGCTCCGCGCCCACGGACTCATACAGGCTCTTGTTTGTGGCGGGGTCGCTCACGAGGTCCACCGAGCGGACTTCGACGATTGCTGTGACGATCTCGCGGCCACCGGCGCGGGTGACTTGACCCTCGGCAATGTGCGAGCAGCCGAGCGTGTCCGGCATGGTGTCGGCGGCTTCGGCAACTTGCTCCGCGAGCGGGTGCTTCCGGTTGTACTGAATATCCCCGACGATCGCCTTCTGCGATTCGTCGAACGAGGCATTCATGACCTTACCGAACCGATCGCGCAGATTTCGGGGGCTCTTGCCGTGGTCGATGTTGACGGGCTTTCCCTCATACATCGGGACGGCCCGGCGCATCGCGGCCACGTCATACGAGCGGTTCTTGCTGTCCGCGCGTTCACCGAGCAGACGGACGCCCTTGATGACACCGGCGGTACGATCGACCGATGCCTTCGTAAGACGTGCTGATTCGATGAGTTCGATGGCGGTCATCGAACTAAATTCGGCAGCACATTTCCGAGCGATTTCCTACCCGGACGTGTGCTTCACCACGGATTCGGCCCGTCGTTTCCAGTACGAACGCTGAGCATCCGTCGCCTTGCTTCCCGGTGCATCAACGATCTTCGCCATTCGCTGAAGGCCTTTTGGGGTCTGCATCGTCTTTGGTGTGAACTTCGCCAGGGCGTTCGCAACCGCGCGTCCTTGCCTCGTGTCATCGACGGCAATAAACGCCTGCCGAATCCACGGCGGGAGTTTCGCCTGAGCGATCCCCCGAAGGTTCGGCTTCGCAATCGCCTGCGCCGGGGCGGGAGCGTTGCTCATCTTCGGCATCGTGAGTTTGGCCGCGTTCCGGTTCAGGGCGTCAAGCGGCACCCCGATCGGCTCATCGGCTGCGCCCGTCCGCGAGAGCAACCGCCCGAGCGGGCTTGTCTCGGGAATCGACGGCTCAACGATCGGCGCCGCGTCGTCCGCGATTGCGGTCTTCAGTCCAGCCGGTTTCGACGCCAGAGCCCTTGCCCGCAACGCTTCCGGATCGGTCGCACGGATCTGCTCCGGCGTGCTCATGTACCCGGAGTCATCGACGACATGCGCCCATTTGACATCGCCCTTGACCTTGCTCGTGATGGCATCCCACCGGTCGGGTCCAAGAATTGACCGCTGCCGCGATTCGGTCTGATCGTCGAACCAATTCGACCAAGTTTCCAAGTCCTGAACGGTGCCATTCACCACGGTCAGATCGCCCGCCGGCCGTCCGCCCACGTCCGCCTTTACGATGTCCGTCTCATCCCGGAGAACGGGTGACGTGAAGCACCGGCAATTCGGCGCATCGGGAACGAGCGGGCAGGCGTCTTTCGGGTACATCGTCCCGTTGCGGGCCGCGTGCTCCGGGCGGGTGCGATCGTCCAGAGTCGCCCAAATCTGCATCCCGGAGATCAGGTCATCGACCTGCCGGTAGCTTTCCCGCTGGGCCTCTTCCGCGATTCTGAGCGATTCCGTCCGGGCGATCCGCTGCGCCGATGACTTGATGCCCTCCACGCTCGGCTGAATCGCTTTCCTGATCGCGTCCGGGCTCGCACCGTCGGCGTAGAGCTTGCTGATCGTCCCCCGTAACTCTTCCTTGTCAGCGATCTTGTGGCTGAGCGTTTCGAGCCGATCCTGCCAAGGCATCCGCTTGCCTTCGAACCATCCCGGATTCGATACCCATTCGCCGATCTTGTCTTCGGACGGGGCCTTGAAGACCTTGATCTTCTCGCCCGCGAAGTCGAATCGTCCGGGGTTGCTCTTGGAAATGTCGTCTTCCTGCAGTTCGGATTCTTTCAGCCGGGCCGCGATCCGATCCCGCTGCCATTGCTCGAGAACGCTCCAGACTTCGACCGTTCGCGCCCACGCCCATTTCGCATGATCGCGGAATGCCTGCTCAATGACCTTCGGAAGTTCGTCACTGAACGCGGCAATGGCCTTGGCGGGATCGCCCGTCCCGTCGTCGATCTGCTTTGACACCTTCGCCCACACCTGATCGGCCAGCCTCCCGATCATGGCAACCATCGCCCGCGCCCGTTCAACGGCGAGAGCGTGCCTGATATGCGTTCGGCTTGCCAACTCCCGCGATTGCTGAAGGGCTCGCTTCACCTATCCCCCTATGCCGCGGGCGGACTCGGTGGATTGACGATCGGCGCACCAACGCCCAACGCGGCCTCGTCTTCCTTGGCGATTTCCAGCTTCTCCGCTTCTGGGTCATACCCGGCCTCACGCGCCCATGTTGACCGGCTCTTGACGCCGTTCTGAAGCTGGATCTGCGACACCTGCGCCTCCTCGATCGTCTGGCCCTGCCCGCTGTCGGGAGCCATGACTGTGATCTTCAGAACCTTCAGCCGTTCTCCGAACTTGGGCCCAAGAATCCAGTCCATGATGATTTCGCGCAGGAAGCCCGTATAGATTTCCTGCTTCTCGCCGATCATGTACCCGGTAGGCCCTTCGCTGATTTCGGCGTTCGCATACTTTGCGTCGAGTTTGCCCGTGAGCATCCATTCTGGCATGGTCAGCGCCGACGCCGCCGCGCGAAGGTTCGCCTGGATCGCCTCGGTCATCTTGACGACATCAACGCCGGTTGTCGGGAAGTCGTATTTCGTTCCCGCTGGAGCATCGAGAGCCGTTCCCGGCGCTATCCGCTGCTTGTATTGCGTCTGTCCGTTCGGCTTCGTCCGGGAGAAGTCGGCATTGCCCGCGAGCAGAGAACCAACAACGCCGCCCGTCGCGTCGGAATACTTCACCCACGGGATCGAGCTTTGAATCGTTGCCGTTCGGGTGACGGCCTTGAGAGCCTTCCCCGCGTCCTCAAGTGCTTCTTTCGGCGTCCAGAGCGTGCTGATGCCGCGTGGTACGTTCCCGTCCACGTTCAGCTTCAGTTGCTTCATCTCGGACGCATCGACGTAGGTTCCGCAGACACAGAAGCCGAGAACGTGGTTCGCGTCGGACGTGCTGATGTCGAGTCCGAAGTGCCATTCGCCTTGCGTGCCGTCCAGCCGTCCCTGCGGGCTTTGTACTTCGGACGGCTCCCGCAAGCGAAGATCGAGCAGCCCATCCTCGTCCGGATACTTGCCCACGAAGACTTCGCCGTCGCGTTCTCCCCTTGTGACCATCTCGCGTTCGATGCACTTCAGATCCGCGTCTTCGATCGCCTGCTCGAGATACCGCTGCACATCTTCCGCGAATCCCTTATCCGTCTGGTTTTCCTGATCCTTCGCGGCAACCTTGTAGGTGAAGCCGCTCCCGACCGTGTAAAACCTGATGTTATTGATCGCGTTCTTTCCGAAGCAATTGCGGTAGTACAGGCTGCGGCAATAGTTCTGATGGTTGCGGTGGTCCTGTTCGGACGTGAAGCCCCAACAGACTCCGGCGCCGCTGTTCAGCGATTGACCAGTTCCCGCCGATCCGCCGACCGTCCACCCGCTCCCCTGCATCCACGCCCAATCTTCCGCCGGCAGACTGTTCTCGGCCTGCCCGTACATGTCGCCGTAAAACGAAGCCTCAACCATCAACTGCCGGCGCAGCACTTCCTCCCGGAGTTGCTTCGTGCCGAGCGTTGACAGATCGCGGACTTTTGGTTTGGACTTTGCCATTACGATTGCTGATCCCACTCTGGCTGCCCGTTGTTGATCTTGCGTTTTATCTTGGCGATGGCTTCACGCTCCTCGGCCCGCTCCCGCTCTAGTGTTTCAACGCGGGCCACGAGTCCGAACCACAGGGCGCACGCCGCGATGCAGAACGAAGCCACCGCGATGATGGCCCCAACGAACATCACGATTCCGATTGACGTGTCATTCACGTCTACTTTGTCCTGCTGGGCGACTGCGGCCCCTTGGCCGAGCATTGCGATTGTGGACAAGCCGAAGCCTCCCATGACGTAAACGAATCCCCGGCGTGATGGCCGGGGTGGGATTGCCGATGCCGCACGTGTGTCGAAGGGACCGATGCGCGAGGCAGATGCGTTCCAGTTGACGCGAACGGATGTCACGGCTTGGAAACCTCCGTTTTTGTGGCCTTCGCCCGCTTCGCTTCGGCGATGACCTGAGACGCACGCCTGGCCTTCCGGGCCGACGCGAACGGGGCATTGGCCTCGAGATGCGCCAAGGCTCCCGCGGCGAGCACCTGACCCTTGGCCTGAAGCTGCTGCTGAACCTCGGGCGATACCTGAAGATCGAACCACTTGGCCTTGCTGCCCACCACGAGCAGGAAGCCCACGGCGACGATTCCGACGATGACGACAGCTACGAAGGGATGCTGATTCAGGAAGGACGGCAGCACGAGCAGAACAACACCCGTAGCGATCGACGCATAGCCGGCGGTGAGTGGCACGAGCGGCACCCAGACGCGGAGCACGAGAAGACCAATCCCGATGGCAATGAACAGCCATCCGGAGATGTTCGATCCGGATGGGTCGAATGGGGAAAAGGCATTCGCGGACTGGCTCGCCTTGGTCGAACCTCCCGTGGAATGCCCGCCGCTCGAAAGCCCGATGTCCGGGGCCGTGCCCGAAACCGACTGTTTGAGCCCATCTCCCGATGCGGTGGACGACGGCCCCGCGGCATTTGCTGATTCAGACGATGACGGGAGCCGCACGATTTCAAAGGGCCGGCCCGCTGCCGCGGCAGCCTGAGCAGCCTTCAGCACTTCGGGCGGGATCGCGTTGGGATCGGACGCCGGCGCCGCGTGAGCCGGACACGAGAACGCCACCACGAATAGAACGAACAACGCCGCGAACAGGATCGCGGACACAATGAACGGGCGACGGTCTGACTTCTTCACTTGGACTTCTCCGGGGTGGGTTTGATGAGTCCTTCGGGCATGGGCTGGAGGATCAGAACCCACTTCTCAGTGGGGGCCTGCGGCTTCTCTTCCGGCAATGACCGAACCGCCCACCCGCCATCCTCAACTCGAACGGCCGATGCGGTGCCTCCCGCGGTGGCCGCTTCGCCGGGCTTGGGCTGTGACGCGCACCCGAGCATGAACGCCCCAACCAGCATCGCCAGAATGAACTTCAGGATTCGCACGCCGATTCTCCTGCAAAGTGGCGAGCCCGGCTGAGTACCGAGCCCGCCGCGTGGTTTGCGGCACTGTGCCGCTCGGAAGTCAGTTCTGAGCCACTACAACGAGCTGGCTCGATTCGTTCGCCACCGGCGTACCAGTCGCCGCCTTCGCCAAGATTGGAATGCAGAAGTTGAACGCCCGGCAGTCGAGCGAAGTCCGGATCGTTCCGTTGGGGTCCGTGAACTGCATCGCCGGTGCGTACAGCCACGAGCCCGCCAGAAGCATGTTCGAAGTCGATGGGCTGGCCGGAATGCCAACCGCAACGCCGGGATTCGACCCGTCTGCCGTCGTCACAACCGAATAGTCGATCAGTTCAATGGCATTGACGTTCTGAACAGTGACCACGCCGGCGGCGTTCTTGGACAGATCGCCACGGCCCGCGAAGATCATCACCCGTGCATCGGCGGACCATACAAGGCTCGCAAGGTTTGTGATGCGGGCGAAGAAGCTGAGCCTGGTCGCGCCGCTGATATCGAGCACGTTCCCGTTCGCAAGGGCGGACCCCACCGGGTCCATTCGCTGCGAGAGCGTTGCCGCCGTTGCCTTCAGGTTGAGGAGTCCCACCTCTGCATCGGCCACGGCGGACATGACCGTTGCAAAGGTGTGGCCCTTGCCTACCTGCGGCTGCGCCAGAATGAGATCGTTGAACGCCATGAACTAGCTCCGGTTCAGCACGCGGTCCCCGACTGCGGCAGATCCGCCGGGAGTCGATAGGCCGGGTGCGTTGGTGATGACAGTTGAAACGCCGCGGTTTTTCTTGACGAGGGTTTTGAGGGCTGCGGCCTGAGCGGGCTTCAGTCGCCCGTCAAATGTGGTGACGCCCGTTGATCGGAGCACGTCATAGCTGCCCGCGTAAATCTGATCACTGGTGACATCGCTGCCCGAGTTGTAATTCAGGGCCGAGCCGTTGGCACCCGCGTAGTTGCCGTGAAGGATGTTCGCGTTGGTCCGGGTGGTGGTGCCGGTGAAGTTGAATTGGCGATGGCTGGAAGTCGATCCGTTTCCGACCGCAACGCACCCGATCAGGTTGACGTATCCACCCTGCGCCGTGTTGCTGCCGGACAGATCGAACCCGTGCTGAGTGTTGAA